ACACCTGTTGAGGTAAGTTCACCAAAGAGAATCTTCTTACGCTTGATACTACGAATAAGATCCTTTGTCTTCTCAGGTACGCTATCCCAATCTTCGATGTAGCCTGATGGCCTACCAAGATTAAATGTACCAACGTTATCTTTAAGGTCACCCTTGAGATCGTTAGCCATGACTGTCTTCATCATCATCTCTTCTTTTGCATCCCACTTAGACCACTGCTGTCGGATTGCAAAGATACGTATGGTAGGATTAGTTGCGTATACAACATCATCCTCACCTCTTGTAATCTTGTATGATCCTGAAGATACCACCTCAGTCTTGATAGACTTACCGTTCACTTCAATCTCACCCATGATACCTGAGTGCATTAAGTTTACTCTAGGTAAAGCAGCAGTCTTTCTTTCGCCACCACTTTGAGGGGTTACACCTATTGCCTCTGCAAGAGACATACCTAAATCGTTCTGTATCGCTAGTTCTGTATTCATGTTTTGCTTACTTTCTTTTAAAGTTAAAGATGATTAGTTATACTCTAAACGTCCACTGTGTCAAGCCAATTCTTTCCTATCTTAGCTTCTAATAATAGTGGTACATTCATTTCTACATCGTATGCGTCTTTTATGACACAGTTTAGATTAGTGTTGATAGTCTCTACTACACCCAAAACTTCTGTTACTTCGTCAGGGTGTACATCTATCACCATAGAGTCGTGAACTGTGTTGACTAAGCATGACTGTAGAGGCTTAAGCAATTGTTCAAACTCTAGTAGTACTACAGGAACGATGTCACCTGTAGCAAATCCTTGAACAGGGTAGTTCTTTATCATAGTAAAGTGTGATACGTTACCATTACTCCTACGAGTAACATCAGGAAACGCATACTGTCTACCACTTACATTAGTTATCTTGAGAAACCTCATGGCTTCATCGCCTAACTTCTTGTGCCACTTAGTTACACCTGTGTACTTCTCATTAAAGTGTTTGTAATAGGCGGCTACAGCCTTTGATCTACCATACCCTGTAGCCCCGAAGAGTGGGGCGAATGTATGTTCTTTCGCTGCTTGCCTGGCTGTAGGCTGCCCTGCATCACTGATAACCTTAGCAGTGTAGGAGTGTACATCAAACCCTGTATCTATCTCCTGCATGGCTGTGCTGTCCTGTGAGAGGAATGCAGCAACTCGAAATTCTAACTGGGCAAAGTCACATTCCATTATCTGTCCACCCTCCCATCGTGATATGAACACACGCTTCACTGGAAAGGTTCCTCCTCTTGGCATGTTTTGCATGTTGGGATTGCGTCCAGAAAATCTACCTGTACTGGTAATACTTTGGGTAAGGTTAACGTGTAGGAATCCGTTTGGTTTGGTATATATGTCGATACCATCCACGAAGCTGCTAAGGTAACTGCTAATAGCAGACAGACGCTTAAGGTCAGTAAGGAAATCAAGAGCAGACTCCATACCGTTGCTTGTAGCGGTAGCCATAAGACTTTCAAGGTTGCCCTTACTAGTACTGAAACCATTTGCACTTATCCATTTCTTACTTGGTGCAGAGAAACATAAACCTGCAACCTCTTTAGTTTTAGTTAGTAGATAACCTCTACTGTCACACGGCTTACATTTAGTTGGTAGCTTGTAAAGTGTACCATCCTTACGCAGCTTGTGTACTAAGCCACGCCCATTACATTCAGGGCAAGTACTAGCTTTAGTCTTTCTAATGATAGAACTGTTTGCTTCTATTGCTTCTCTAAATTCTTGCTGTGTCTCAGTGTAGTCAAACAAGTCAGCCCATTCTTTCTTGTTGTTCACACGTCTGCTAAAGATAACTTGAGANGCTTGTTCAGGNCTGTTAAGATTAATAGGTGTATCACCCATAAGGTCACGAGTCTTACGTTGTAACCTATCTTCTATTTCAGTTTTCTCTTTCTCAAACTCTAGTCGGACTTCTTGAAGGGCATCTCTGTCCACACGGATTCCTGACATATACATTCGGGTGAGGGCTTTACAGGTACGGAAGGTAATGTCTCTAACTTTATGTAAGGACTCTGAGTCTGGTTGGGAGTAGTCTTGTTCCAAGGCAAGGAACAACTCACGAGTAATGTCGAGGTCACTCCTAAGATAAAAAAGAAGCTCTTGTAAAGGTATCTCATTGGTGTTGTATCCTTTCTTGTAATACTCTTTGAGAGTGTCTTGCTTCTGATAGTTTAACTGCCTACGTTCAGCGCAAGCTTCAAGGCTTATAGGTTCTTTCTGCCCACGTTGTAGCAAGTACTCAGCTAACATCGTGTCATAGATGTCACCATCATACTTGAAGCCTGATTCCCACAGCCACATCAAGTCATGCTGTGCATTGTGCATGATCAAGAGCGTTGTGTTATCTAGTACAGTCTGAATGTTCTTAGCTTTTGTACCACCTACGTCTTGTGTTTCCTTATGATTAAGTGTGAACAAATGTGTCTCATCAATGTTGTCTACGTTCTGCACACCTACTTGCACAAGCTCAAGTCCAGGCTCAAACGGATCAAGGATGTTCTTCTTCTCTCGTTTTGTTATAGTATTCTCTACGTCAAGTATAAGTCTCATGCTAAGTACTGACTCCTGTCTCCGTCTAACTCACAGTGAATAGTACCATGCCACCCACCCTTGAGTTTGTTCTTGGCTATACAAAGATGCCGTTGGTTACTTTCATCTTCGTCTTGTCCCTCTACTACTTTGTTCTTTGATATAAGAATCATCAAGTCAGCTTCCGCTGCTTTACCAGTACGGCTACCCTCAAGCATAGATTGATCAGGATGTACCAAACCTTCTGCTGCTGCACTCAACTGTGACATCCATATGATTGCACAATTATGTTCCTTAGATATGTTACGTGCATGTATGGCTGCTTCCTTAAGATAAATGTCTGACTTGTCACTTGTCTTTGATGCAAACTTGTCACCCATGTCAAGCACTACGATGTCAGGTTGATAAGCTTTTATGATAGCCTCTACCCATGCCATGTCTTTACCTGTACTGTCTTTGACGAATACATTCTTCTCTATTGGATCGTAACGTAATGCAGCCACAGCCATGTTAGTCTTGACTTCATCCATGCTCATACTTGTAGCGGCACTCAGGTATCTTGCACCTACACGTTCATAACTTTCTTCATTACACAGCACCATACACTTAGCACCCTGTGAAGCAAAGCCATCAGGTGCAGCTATTGTACTAGCGTGAAAGCTAGTCTTACCTGTGTTAGGTCTAGCACCTACAACAACCAAGTGTCCTGCGCTGATGCCTTCTGTCTTACGTCTAAGGGTAGGTATGTTCCACTTCCATTGGGACTGTATATCGTTAGCTTTGAGTAATGTATCAATGCTTGTATCATCCCACTCCACCTTAAGGTTAGGTAGGAAATCATCTTGATAGTTACTCAGTATGCTACGCAAAGGTTCTAAGCTAGACTGTGATCCATTAACGTAGTCAAAGCCAAGGTTAGCAATCTCTTCACCTACCACCTGCTGAAAGAGCTTAGATAAAATATCATCAGCTATCTCTGTAGACAGGGGCTTTTCTCGTGCAACCTTTTGAAACAACTCACTAAACACTAGCTTGTTAGCTGTAGTCATACTGGTATTGTTAACGAAGAACAGAGACTCTAACTCTGTAGGCGTAATGTTCTTACCGTATGTACCCATAGCGTAGTCAAGAGTCTGCTTGATCTTACGTGCATCCTTACTGAATATCTTATCAGGACAACGTATACCCTTGTGGTTATCGTAGAACTCTTTGTCCAACATAGTGCGGATCAATGCTAGTTCCATCATGTGTATCTCCTCTCTCAATCAAAACTTGTTTACTTGTTGTAGACTTTAGCTAACTCTTCATCGAAAGCTTTGTCTGATGCGTACCTCTTACATGCCTCTAACACTTCATCTACTGTCAAGTCAACGTAAACTTTACCTAGTGGTACACGCTCATCTATTATTGTTGTCTTCTTCATATTACCACCCTAAACCTTTTGTCGTACAATAATTTTCTTTATGCATCGTTTACACCGTAGTATCTCTTGCAGATATGGGTGGTCCTAATATCTGAGGAGTCAAACCTAAGTTTTCATCGTATGCCATGTCTTCCATATCAAAGAAATTCCAAGCCACCCCAAAATTTATGTTGTACCACTCACCTCGTATTTTATTTTTAGTAATCTCTTTATGTATTTCTTTTTCTATATTTTTAGCATCCTTTACAGACCAAGGACCAAAAAATAATTTAAGTTTAAGTAATTTGTAGTTACTTATCTGTAGAGTTTGTCTTCTATGAAAAGGGTTTTTACTTATACCTATCTTCACTATGTCTTGCTCATCATCAGGTGTGATAAAATAGACATAACANCCTTTATCTGAACGACAATAAAGAGAATAACTATAATAATTTGGTCTACCCATATCTGTGTCTCCTATCTGTTGTACAATATTGTTCAGACATAACTCTTCCTATACTTTTGAGGGAAGCCTTCTTTGTTCCATCCTTTACTAACTTGTTCTGCTGCCCATGAGTAGTTTACATTCCAGTGTCTCGCTGCATCAGCTATACTCTTAAAGTCTTTGCCATGTAAACGACAGGCTCTACCATTCTGCTGCTGTGTTGGCTTTACCTTGATACGGATATGGCATGGTACATTCTTTGGTTGCATTACTTGTCTCCTATGTTCTTGGGTGCGTATACTGCACCGTTGTACTGGCTACCTGTTTTGTTATCTACTCCAAAGTTAAAGTACGCTAGTACTACTAGCATTGCCATTATCCAGTAGAATGTAACCTTTACCCACTTGATAAATGCTTCGTATGTTAGCCTTGCTTCTAACTCTGCTTCTTCACTTGGTGTCATTAAACTATCTCCTCTAGTTTTTTAATGTCTGCTTCTACTTTATATTTAATATCATCATAGAGTCTTAACGCTATAGTCTCTAACCCTGTGTAAGCCTCTATCTCTCTCTTGTATTCTAGTGTTTTATATGCAGCGTCAGGGTCTAATGCTACTATAACTTTGTAGAAATTATCTAAGTGTTGCATATTAGATACACTGAATGACGTACCCAGTATAGCTAAACCTGTTAAGCCAGGGAATAGTTTAGCTGCTACAGTCGCACTGATAACATCTTCTACTATCATTACGACACCACTAGGCTTACCTACGACACGAGTGAATACAGTAGGTGTTCTATCATAACGCCTCCACTTAACTTGCCCTGTGTAAGATGTGCATCTACCGATAGCCCCAACTAATTTACCTCTGTCATAGATAGGAAACACTACACGTCCATCCATTACATCGTGCATCAAGTCCTCACCATATAAGCCCCACCTACCTACAAACCTTTCGTGTTCCTTGTGTTCAGCAGTGGGTGTAACTACATACTCAGGCCAAGTGAATGTCTCATGCTCCGACTCAGTTTCATCTTGAGGGTTCATCCTACGCTGTATCTCATACGCAGTCATACCTGATGACACAACACCTTTGGTGTTACAGTCAAGCTTGTAACAATTGTAAATCAATGCACCACCATCTCGTGTAGCAGTGAATGTGTTCTTACCTTTGCACTTAGGGCAGTCACCTCTGTGTCTGTATTCTTCTTTTAAATCAAGCGACTCCAAGTAGTTCTTAATGTTGATCATCTTTGCTCCTCCGTTTGCTTAGTGCATTACTTGCACCAGTGAATGTGTTGACTAGGTATGGCTTGACTGACTCAGGGTTTACATGCCCTGTTACCTGCATCAACTCAAGAGTTTCAACACCTGCCTCTACCATCTCAGTGATTGCAGTTCTGCGTAGATCCATAGCTGTCAGTTTCTTTGGTAGTCCTGCAGCTTCCTTGACTTCGTTGATTGCATCATCAATGTGATCAATTGCGTAAGGCACATATGCCCCTGCCACTGGTGTAGTCTTAGGTGCTACGTAGTTCTGGAATCCAAAGTCCTGACTCTGTTGTCTAAGCATAGATAGTAGGTCATCAGGTATCGGTAGGTGCACATCAGCACCACGTTTACTTTGTGTTAAATCAAGACGCTTTGCGCTGAAGTTAATGTTGTCCCAAGTCAAGGTACGCATGTCTCCTACACGCTGCGCCCACTCGTATGACATATGTACAATCAGCCCAATGCTACGCCACTTGAAGTTACCGTATGCCGTATCAAGAAATTGCATAACCTGGTCACGAGTCCACTTGACCTTGCGTGGCTTAGTGCTCTTCGTCTTGATCAAGCGTACTGGGTCATTATCCATTACGTCTAACCTCAAGCTGTACTTCCATGCAGTAGACAGGATAGCCTTACGATAGTTAGCAGTACGTACACCTGACACAAGCCATTTCTCGTAGGCTAGGTTAGTGTGTCTAGCTTTGATGCTACGCACTGTGTAGTTACCTAAGAGCCTACCCTCTACGTTAGTCTTTAGTATTACATCCAAGTGTGTCTCGTAATCTTTCTGTGACTTAGAACTCAAGCTACGAAAGTTATTGCTGTGTAGATAGAAGTCTACAATAGCTGATAGCTTCGATGTATGTTTAGGTATGTCTACCATTTTCTCCTCACTTTCCAATAAACCCAACACTCTACACAATGACCTTTGCCTATAAGCATGTCAATGAAATAAACTACGTTAGGCTTTCCCTCTTTCTGCCA